GTAATTCCGTAGTTATGTCGCCAGTTCTCATGCCCTGAATAACTTGCTGATCTCCTACAGTGATAATTGCCTTACTTAAATCATCAAAGCCTCCCTCAAAAGTTAGCATCTTCGCCAAATCACCAGCAATCCCTGCGAATTGTGGACCAGATTGAGCTATTAATTCATTCATAGCTTTACCTGCTTCACCAAAATCTGTTCCTAAAGCTGATAATTTACTAAGCGTATCACTATGCCGATCTAATGTACCAATTAAAGCAGTAGTCTTGATTCCCCACTTTAATGATAAGTCTATAATCTCATCTCCTAAACTTCCCATTGAAGCATTTGAAATAGGCATGGCCGCAGACAATTTAGCAAATCCAGCTATTACAGCTTGGGAGTCTTGGCCTGTAACCTTAGCTTGATTAGCAAGACGAATCATGCCCTTACTAACGTCTTTAAGACCAACATGCATGAATCCAACTGCACTTTCTAACCCAAGTCTCATCCCCCCTGGCAGACCCTCTATTTCATTTGCAAGCCTAATGCTTACATCATGAGTTCTTACACCCACTGCCATTGATGACTTCGCTAACTGATCCATATTTTTCAAGGAAGCAATTAGTTTATTAGTTACCCTCGAATACACATTGCCGAACACGCCCATGTTTCTGGACAGGTTCGCAACCTTCTTGGCTAAATCATCTTTTGGGTCTTCTTCTTCTTTTCCTTTTGCCATTATAATTTATCCTTATTTAAAGTAAGCTCCATTATATTCGATATATGTGCTGAATCCATAATATAAGTTTTATAGGAATCTAAAGTAGGTAACGCTTCTATAGTAGCCTTCTCCCTGTTTTTATATAGGTTTCTAAGAGTACCTCTAGAATCGTCTGTATCTTCTAGTTTAAAGCAGGTAATCAGCCTATTTTTAGTAACTCTAGTTATTCTAACCCCCGAAGATACGCTAGTTTGAACTACCAGTGCTACTACTGGAAAAAATGCAGTTGCACCTTCTGCTTTGTAATTAAACGCAATAACATCTCCTGGACTCAGGAAACCAGAACTAATAGGAATAAGTCCTAAAGTTTTTACTTTGCCTTCTATCCCTGCCTCTGGGAAAGCTCTTCTTACAAAATTACTTAATCTGCTGGTAGGTGTAAAAGTTTTTTTATTTTCTTCTAATTCTGGCATATCTCCTACTATTATATATCAAAATATATAATGAATAAAGATAACATAGATGTTAATATTATAGATTTTATAGATTTATTAGATGAAACCTTAAGTTCTACATTTATAGAAAAATGGAGATATACTTATTCTGAAAAGTTTATAAAACAATTTCAAATGAAGATATTATCTTCTTTAACTACAGCTAAACCCATAAAAATAGATAGTCTTTATATATATTTAACTAAAAAGTGTAAATACTCAAAAGAACAAGTATTGAACTTTTTTGATTCTATAGACGTAGAATTATATCGACCTTTAATGCAGGGTAAACTCACCAAACATCTTGATGTGTAGTCTAGCTCTTTTTCTGCTTTAGTTTCTTCTGCTCATCAATCCTCTTATTCATGTGTTCACAAGGAACAAATAGAGGACACATATCATGGTACTCACACCAGTTGCAGAATTGATTTTCAGATGCTACAAGATCCTTAGATTTAGATTTTCTGATATGCCAGATCTTCTCCAACTCTTCTCGTTTCCATTGTGCGATTGCTGGCCTTGAATACTTAACGTCAACGAAATGACCAGTAACAGGGTAATAATGAGCACATACTATCTTGTCAACAGGAACCTTGAACTGTTCACTGATTGCAAAACAATAGGATTGTAATTGCTTATCTTTAAAGAGTTCAAATTTGTTTTTTTCTCGTTTTGAGGTCTTGTAGTCTATGATCAGATAGCCTCCGTTACTCCCTTTTATAACTCTGTCGATGATTCCATTTTGCTTAATATTATTCTTTTTATCGAGTGTAACCTCATATATAAGCTCAGTGGCTACTGTTTCTCCCAACTTTTCATTAAAATTTAGAAAATTAGATAGACATCTGTTCGTTCTTTCTTTATAAGAGAACGGAATCTTGTAATTCTTCTTGTGCAGCTCTGCAAGAGATTGCAAATCCTTCAAGTACTTTGCATCAACGCCTTCCTCCAGAACCTTATGAATATAAGACCCGAAGCTCAAAGCGTCTTCATTTCTTGGTTTATCACCCATTAACCTCTCAACATATTTATACTTGTATTTCAATTTGCATTGGCTAAAAGTTGAACTTTTTGAATAACTAATGGTTTCTATGAACATAATTTCTCCTAATATTATTAAAGAATACCTTGAAAGTAAGTTTAAAGGTAAATACAAACTTTCCTCAAATAACGTGGAATTTATAGTCCCTTCCTTATTTATAGAGAATGATTATAAGCGTCACATGAGCATCAATTCTGAAACCGGCTTATGGCAGTGCTTTAAGTCGGGAGAGGTGGGGGATTTCTACAAGCTTGTATCTATATTAGAGGGCATTTCAGCTAAGGCGGCTCTCTCTATGTTTTCTTTGGAAAGCTACCTCACAGAAAGCCCTAGACAACCTCAGGAGGTTTCTGCTTCCTCTGTTGAAGTTAAGCCTCTGAAGCATTTTACTAAAATCACACGTAGCATGGAACCCCAAGACAGCATCTCTTCTAAGGCTTGGGTTTTTATAGATTCTAGGAAATTGTGGGGATCTAGAATACCTTTTTATATCACCACTGAAAAAGCTTATCAAAATAGAATTATTATCCCTTTAACAGAGCACAAAGATGTATCATACTTCCAAGCCAGGGCCTTGGATAATTCTATACAACCAAAATACATCAATTCCCTAAATGTAAAAAAATCTCTAATATTATATCCCTATAACCATAGTGCTGATAAGGTCCTCGTATGTGAAGGACCCTTGGATGCTATATCACTTCAGACACAGGGTATAAACGCAACTGCTGCCATGGGTTGTAAAATATCAAAATGGCAAGCTAAAATGTTATCTCAATTGCCGGGGGAAATTGTTCTTGCGTTCGATAATGATCCTGCCGGTATAAATGGCATCAAACACTTTGAAAAACTTAGAAAGCTATGTGGAATGCGGGAGTTTTTTGTCTGTTTCCCCCCTCAAGGATATAATGATTGGAATGAAGCTCACATGGATGGAGCTGATTTAAATAGTCATATCAAGAAAAATACAAGACCCTTTGATTTTTCTTATCAAATTAATGATACACTCAAACAATCATAAAGTGCATTAACGGGCTTACTATAGTCTGATTGAGTATTTTATATTTAACTTGTAGTGCGTAAGGGCCGGTTAAACTGCCCATTGTACCTGCTGTCGTAGATGCATGAGTTTTTAAATCCTCAGTATCCCAGTTAAGGACCAGTGTATTGTCAGACGTAATATCTACCAAAGTAGAAGTATCAGAATACGAGGATACAGTGACATGACTACCTAGATTCGGGGACTCATTCAATTTCTTAATATTTACCATTGCACTAGTCACTACAGAGTCTTTGAATATATTGTGAACCGCTTCACTTATACTCTTATTTTCCAAGGACACCTCAGTTGAAATTTTTAAGTCTACCTTGGAGCCAAAAACAATCTTCTTGTTTAGTAGTTTATTGGTTGTTTTAAGGAGAAGAGGTTCTGTCGTCATAAAGAACTTATCCTTATGCAAGGAAAATCCATTAACCAATGACTGATATGTTGATCCTGCTACAAACTGGACAGTCCATACATCAATATAATTACCAACACTTGACGCCGTATTAGGGATTCGAACGCTAGATCCATGGAAATCATAAGTTCCACTTATATTATTTCTACCGTCTAGGACAACAATATATTCCCCAGTGTTAACTCGGTATATCCCGCTTAGACAAGATGCGTCTGCTAAGTCATAACTAGTAGGGTCTAATCCTGGAGTACCTCCCATATTCGCGGATGCTCCAAAATGCATGAGAATCAGGCTAGATGTTAAAGAGGGAGAAAGAAGACCATCACCCCCAAAGACAGAACTTGGAGGGAAATTGTTCTGCTCTTTAAAGATGGTAACACCACTAATATCGTTGGGATCTTGATAAACTCCATCATTTACGAATAAAGCTCTTAATCCTACTGGCTGTATAACATTTGGTCTATTGTGTCTATCTACTACGAGATTCCCGTTCAATTGCATCTTGTTCCCTCCTTACATTTTCTATATGGATGTTAATGAAAGCAGCGCGTTCCATACGAGTCATATTTTTTATATCTAAATATGACATTCCTATTTCCTTTACTAATATGTAGGCTTCTTGAAATAGAGTATCTAAATCTAATCCTTCATTAAGCTCTAGGAAAAAAAATTTTCACCTATAGGAATATCTACTACAGATTCCCCCTCACACTCTCCACAAATGAATTTAATTTTGGAATCTAAACCATAATCAGGCTGAGTGAGTCCTGAGATTAGAGCGTGCATATCAGCTAGAGGTAATTTCTCTATCACCTTAGCTATTAATTTCTTATCTTTATGTCCGTCAATGTCTTCAACAAATCTCCAAAAAGGAATATCTTTATTTTCCGAAAATTCCAAATATTTCTCTTCTCTGAGACGAGGGAATTTCACCGTTGCATCTTTTTTAAGAACGGGCAGACTGATTTTTCTGGGATCAGTTAAATCATCGGGAATCTCATTCAATAGTAATTTTGAAATATCTAATTTAACTTCTGCTTCTGATAAACATTTAGGGCATGTAATACATACTTTATACTCTGGCCCATATGAGATTTCCCGTATCTTATAAAGAAGATACAACTTATCCATCATTAATATTTCGTTAATATTTAAATTTATGACACATCTGCCTAATAAATAATTAATAGGATCCGTTCTTTTAGAGTTTTTAAGCGTAGCTATGGCTTTTTCATCGGCAAAAGTCATGGGCCTAACCTGCACTGGAGATGCTGGATCTGGCAAACTATAAAATTTACATTTAGAAGGAAGACTGACCTCAGTCTCAACTTCGGTGGGTAAATTTTCTAAAATTTTATCCATAGTTTCTTGATCTACAACATTATCTTGCATAAAAATCCTTTAAAATTACAATTGCTATTCTATAATAGTCGTGATGCGTATAGAGATAAATACTCTAAAGTCTAAAATTATCACCGATAATCCCGAGCTTATTCAAGCTTTGGACAAATTATATAGCTTCAAAGTCCCAGGCTCGGAATATTCACCTAATTACAGGAGAAGAGGGTGGGATGGCAGAAAACACTTTATTTCTAGATCTGGTATATTTAGAACAGGACTTTTACCTAGGATTTTAAAAGATCTTGAAAAGATAAAATGCTCTCCTAAATTACCTAAAATTGAAGAAGAGGATTACAGTTTAAAATCCATAGAGAATATACCTTATTACGATTACCAGGAAGATCTAATAAACAAAGCACTTCAAAATAAAAGAGGGGTTATTAAATCACCTACTGGATCTGGTAAAACCCTTATCACCGCTGGTATTATTAAATCCTTAGCTCCTAAACATAAAAAGATGATTGTTTTATTTAATGCAAAACAATTATTAACTCAAACCTATGAATTTTTACATAAAGTCTGTAGTATAAACAACTTAGGAATATGTTACGGGGAAGGTTACATTCCTGGGGACATCATGCTTTGCACAGTCCAGAGTATGGAGAAAGTCCTAGATACTCATTTAGAAGAATCAGAGGTTCTAATTATTGATGAGGTTCATGAATTTTGTAATGGTAAAACTACTTTAGCAGCGATTGAAAGCTTTCCTAACGCATCTTTCCGCATAGGGCTCACTGCTACCCCACCATCCGATTCCATCCCCAGATATAACCTGGAGGGCGCTCTAGGTCCTGTATGGGAGGCTGTATCTACCTCGTCTCTAATTGAGGATGGTAAACTTACTAAACCTGTGATTCAGCTTATTAAATCTGAAGAATTTGATCCTATAGATGAAGATCTTACATATAGCGAAATATACGATAAATATATCGTGCTAAACACTAACCGAAATAATAAGATTAAGGATATAGTTGAGCATATAGGAAATTACTACAAACCTTCTAAAATTCTAATCTTAACAAAAAGCTTGGAGCATACTTCTATTTTACATGAATTAATAGAAAACTCTTTTAAGCTTCAGGGAGAAGATGACATTGGAAAACGATACGAGACTATTTCTGAGTTTTTAAATAAAAAATCATCTTCTGTCTTGATAGGGACAAAGATCCTACAGACTGGAATAAACATAGAAGAGATTACCCATCTTATAAATGCTAGAGGCTTAAAATCAGAAACTGCAACTATCCAAGCTTTAGGTAGGGCTCTTCGAAAACACGATACTAAGGACCAAGTATATATTTATGATTTTATGGATGATGCTAAATATCTAAGAGCACACTCAAAAGCAAGAAAATCATATTACACCAAGGAAAATCATGAGGTGATAGAATTATGAAATCAATAGAAAAATTAAAACAAGATGTAGGAGTTCTTCATTTTGATGATACCAAAAAAATTAAATTTATAATCGAAGAATTGGATAGAGTAGGGAAGTCTAAAAAAATAAATGAAGATAATTTAAGAGTTTTATCAAATTGCCTAATCGAGTTAGGAACTCTAAAAGAATCCTTCTATTGGCGCATGGTAAAAGTCCTAAAACAAAACCACATGATTGACTAAAGAGACTTTGATAATAATGCGATGGTAACGGGGATTAGACCAGCAAAAAGTCCCCAAATCCCAGACTTCACTTTAAGCATTACTACGTCTCCACGTAGATGATCAATCTTGCCTTCCAAGCTTCCTATATGTTCGGAAAGCCTATCAATCTCGCTAATAACAAGCTTTTTGTACTCTCTCCAATCTCCGTTTTCTACAACCATATTGAACCTTTAATAGTATCTAGCTACCTAAGCTAACCTCTGTACAAATAATGTTGAAGCAGAGCTAATAATTAAACTAACCCCACCTTCGGAATTGCCTTTACTAGAAAGATAAACAGCACCCGAACCCGCCGTAATCGGACCTACCCAATCCAAAACAGCAACATGAGGATCAGTCACAGTGTGTACTCTGTATGTTTGCGTATACGCCGCCGCACTGTTAATATAAAGCTTAAATACGGCATTTGAATTTGCGTCAACAGTACAAGCAGGAGTCCACACTATCCTGTAAATGCCTGTAGAACTAACGTTTAATTTATCATTAGCGTCATCCCAGAAATAAAACCCATCAGTGTGGTTAGCCCCTGTTCTCCCTACAGAAGAAGTCCCTGCCAAAGTTGTACCTTCTCCATATTTAACCTCAGAAGCTGTGTCAGTACCGGCCCCAATAGAGCTTGCCCAAAAGAAAACACCTGCACCATGAGGTTGCCTAAAATCGGATAACGTAGGCGTTCCAGTATACGTAGCAACAGAATGAGTAGACGATGTAGTAACTCCTTCTGTATTTCTAGCCTCACCAGAAGTATAAACTCCATCTGTAGCTGTTTCTAACTTCTTAACGTCATTATGGTATAACCAAACTGCCGCATTTTCGTTAAACCGTGCAAAGTCTTCTCCAGTGTTTGATTTTAAATGAACATCGTCTTCTGCTTGAAGAGTGATAGTTCCATCGTAAGCTTTTATAAGATTTTCATAAGATGCATCATCATCTCTTCTAAATACAAAACCATGTCCTTCGGCATCAACCGCACTAAGATTGCCACTTACTGATAACCCACTTAGAGCAGATACTGTCCCACTAACTACAGCATCACCGCTTACAAATAAATCTCCTCTAACGTTGGCATTCCCGCTTACGTTGAGGCTGGCAGTCTGATACACGCTTATAGAGGGTGTATAAAGTATTTTATCAAAATATTCAAGCTGATTAGATGCGGTAATGTTTCCTTGTGCATCCAATAATGCAACACGACTCGCGGCACCATCTGTAACTGCTGATGTCTCGCCATCAGGCGTTGTGTCATTGACCGACATAGTGCCTGAAAAATTTGTGGACGGATCTGCCTTGAGTCCGGTAAGGTAAATTTCCCCATTGGACCTAGTAGCAAAATTTCCAGTTAAAGGTACATTCTTTAGATTCTCGTCTAAAGCCATGACTTATTACTTCTTCTTCTTTGGCGCCGTCGATGGCTTGTTGGTTGCTGTCCCTGTTGGTTTAATATCTAAAGCAGTATTCTTCTTCTTCTTCACCGTATAAGGCTTACCTCCAGGGTGAGTACGAAGCTTTTCATCATCCCGAGGAGGTTGCCCTGGAGCAGATCGACTTGATTCTTTCATATTCCCAAACTTTTTCTTTTTCTTGGTAGGAAATGGAGACTCTTCCTCTTCCGTATCTTCCTCTTCCGTATCGTCCTCAGGAGCTTCATCACCAAACTCTTCCTCGCCTTCTAAACCCTCTTCATCACCAAACTCTTCCTCGCCTTCTAAACCCTCTTCATCACCAAACTCTTCCTCGCCCATACCTGCCTCATCCTTAGCGGATTCAATTTCAGTAGTTAGGTCGGAAACCAAGCTATTAAGTTTCTCAAGATTTGCCATCAGTTGATCTTGACCAATGTCCTCAGAAGGAATTTCCTCTTCCTCTTCAGGCATCTCCTCACCCATAGGATCCTGCTCCATACCTTGATCCATTTGCTGCTCTTCAGCTTCTTGATCAAATTCATCATTAGCAGCCATTGCTGCATCTTCCGCATCCATAGGAGCTTCTTGACCCATAGTTTCGTCAGACGGATATTGCTCTTCCCCTGAATCCTGCATCATTTGCTCTTCTCCCCCGCCCATCATTTGCTCTTCTCCAGGCATTCCTTGCTGGGCTCCTCCCATTGTTTTTAAAACATGACCAATTTGCTCAAGATCTGTTGCTACCCTACCAAGATCAACATAATTCATAAAAGAATTTTCTTGAAGCACATCTGAGAAACCCATATGATAAAACAAAGCACTAAGGTAATCATTAATATCAATTGCTTCCACACCATTCTTTTCTTTTAGCAAGTTAGCCATCTCAGAAAGGACTTTCTTATTAATGGAATCTTTAGAACATACTCTAGCTAATGACTCGAAAACCACAACCTGAGCGTTCAGCAAGCTCTTAAAAGAAGGAGTATCCTTCAACGTATTAATATTAATACCATACTGCTCATTAAGAGTTTTAATAAACAACTCTTTAGCGGGCTTTTTCAATTCAAAAATACGAGCAGCAAAATCTTTAAGATCTTTGTCCTTAATAGCAATAGACTCGTTCAAAGCTAAGGATTTATTAATAACATTTAATAATTGCTTCTTAGAAGCTAATGCTAAATAAGGCACCTCGGCAATAGCTTCACTAAGAATTTTTGTTAAATCCTCAACCTCAGGATTAAAGACATGTCCACACATTTCATTAATCTTATCATTAGAAGCCCACACCGAATCAAAATTATCTTTTGAAGTAAGGAGTTCTTTACGAATTAACTCTTGCTGGCAAATCATTTCATAAATTGAATTAGAATTACCATTTTTAAGAGTATAGCTTTTATTTTCTGCTAAGGTATCATAATTTAATCTTGGGAAATCAAATGCCTTGGAAACTGTGTTAGACAGCCTAACAGAATTTTTAATCTCTTCTATATTTTCAATATTATTATTTTCTTTAAGGTGATCTGCGATATTCTTGGTAGCTTCTAATAATCTTGTGAATTCAGGAGTATTAATTATATTAGTAGAAGGACCGTACTTTACCTTTGCTTCTGTTATTTTTGCTTTAATCTTATCAAACTTTAGTCTATCCTCCCACAAAGACAGTAGGTTATCGAACGTTAGTTCAGCCTGTGGATAAGAGTTTTCATATAAGTTCTTTATAAAGTCGCCTACCTTATTTCCAACAAAATTATCATATTTCTTAGTATCCTCAAAGATGTCAGAGGACTCGACCTTTATGTCCTCAAGAACCACATCCTTGGCAATAGAATAACTACCCTTAACAATTTTGTTTGACTCAGTTAAATACGTAACTTCATTTTCTGTGGTAGAAAACAACTCTACGTTTTCTCTTAGAGACCTACCAAGACAATCGCCCAATTTAATTAAAAGCGAAAGCTTATTATCTCTATTGTGTAAAACATGTGTTAACATAAATTTAATACTCCTACTTATCTTATATATGTAATCTAGATTTCCTTAGTTTCTAGTTTTTATTCTTATTTTCTTCTCTCAGGATCATTCTAGTCACTTGAGCTACTTCCCCATTCCTATTATCCATAATTAGTTTACTTCTAAGAGATTTTAAGGTGTCAAGTCTAGATATAGACTCTTGTGCTGTTGGAGGTATATTTTCCTCTCCTTCCATGCCCATTTCTGGCCCAGGAGGCGGGGGAGGAGCACCCATAGGAGCCCCGCCCATAGGAGCCCCTGCACCCATATCGGGCGGCATCATAGCTTGCTGCTGTTGCATTTGTTGCTCCATCATCTCTTCCATCTCTTCCTTAAGCTCTTTTTCAATCTCCTCAATTTCTTTATCATTAAGATTATAGTAATCTTTATAAATTTTAGTTTTTGGGAATAACTGAAGAGCTAAGACCTGACTGACTACTCCTGCCTTTTGAAGATCAATATCTAGCCTTCTCTTGGTAAACATATCAGATGGATCAGGAAGTTCCATCCTAAGAGACTTAATTAAATTATCAGGGAAGCCTTTAATCTTAAGATGTCTTTTAGCGATGGACTCAAGAGCGACTTCAATACTGTGTTGAATCCTAGAGACTGTTCTAGCAAATTTAACATCTAACTGAGACAAGTTTGCTTTTCTCTCTGGGGATTGTTCTTTTTCTACAATGTAATCCTTTGGAATCTTAAGAGCAGCTAAAAGCTTATCTCTAAAGTATCTAACATCATCAACCTCTCCTAAGTTCTGAGCCCCTGGAAGGGTATCAATTTTTGTACCATTCCCGCCTCTGGTTGGGACAAAGAAATCTTCATCAGCAGAGAGAGGATTATATCTAGCATCAACCTGCCCAGTATTGCGATCAAAGAATTTCTCTTTCTTGAATTTTTCCTTAAGCCGTTCAATAAACATCTCAGCCTTGGAGGAAGGAAGCTGGCCTACGTCAACATAAAAGATCCTACGCTCAGGTGCTCTCATTAATCGGTAGATTAACATAGCATCTTCCATAAGCTTTAAAGATCTGTAAATTTGCCTAGCTAGAGCAGCAATTGATTTTCCATATGGATAAAATAGAGGATCAGAAGAATGGAGCCTGAAATGAACAATCTGATTCTTGTCAAGCTCGATATATTGCTTGCCTTTCATAAACTCGCCCTGCACACCATACGAATCCCAATCATTTTTCTGTGGGATCTCTTGCAGGAAATCAGTTAGATATCCATACTCATTCTCAACCCTAAGAATATAATTAGGATTTAGAATCTTCACTCTATTGATGCCAGCCTTAGGATTATCTAAATCTACAATCAACTCAATAAAACAATCGCCATATTTCACAGTGTTACGAATAATGTCCCAATAGAATCTATCAAATTTTATTGTCTCAAATAAATTCTCAACTTCTTTTTTAACCAACTCATCATCGGTCATTACTTCCCATCTAGTACCCTCAATGTTTTTCTGAGAGCAATCATCTGCATAAATATCAAATGCTGCACCAATTTCTGGATACTCATCCATCAATTCATATTCTTTATATCTACGCTTGCGATTTACTTCAATCTCTGGAAGAACTGGGAGACTACCTCTAGAAACTGAAAAAGATGCAGGATCTGCTGAAGGTTTATCTAATTTAATAACGTCTGGGCTAACTACGGTATCGCCACTTATGGGCCTCTCCATAGTATCAGGATCATCTCCAAATTGGCGAACTACCTCATCTTGTGCCTTAGTAGCAAAGAACTTGGAGAAAAAACGTCCTAATCTGCCTACTGGATAAAAGAACCAAGACCCTCTCTGTGGTGACCCACCAAACTCAGTATAAGTTTCTTCGATTATATCTTTGTCTATTTCATCAGCCATGTTAAATCTTCCTCTGATATTCCGCCATGTGTCTTCATTGTATATTTAGTAGTTCTAATTGGACTTAATGGTCTATTTATACTAGTTCCTCGTATATGTTCTATAGGAG